CGGTGAATAACCAAATGCGTTGGAATAAAGCGCATCATTTACCGATAAGGAATAAACAACATCGGACCATGATTGAACGGGGTTTGGATGCTTTACAAGGTCCAGGAACCAATGCTCGGTGATTTCCTCACCGTTGGCATCGTACATCCTCACCTCGTTTGATGCCATCATCGATGCCCGTTTGTCGATCACCGCCCTCAATTCAGGAATAGTCATGAACCATTCCCATGCGTTATTGGTGTCAATCCATACGGCTTTTTTAACACCCCAAATTTGATTTGAGTAAGGCATTAACTGATTCGCCTGATTGATGAATCTGTTTTGTCGATTGAACGTAATGCCGAAAAAATTCTCCCAAAGGTTTAAATCCATCCCATTTTTTGATTAGATTTTAATCAAAGTTACGATAAATTTTTAAACATGGACTGCACAAATATTGATAATCCTGCCAAACAATCCGGAGCATCATCGTTTTTATTCTTTCCTTCCTTGCTAAATGATAAGATATTCTGGATGAAAAGTTCGCTCATGTTATCCCCATTTCGAACGAAATTAAACCGTGACATGATGAATGCCGACTGCATGATGATGCGTGTCATTTTGTTTGTGGTGTTATGGACCTGAAGGATCCTTGTTCCGGTGTTCCTTTGAAGCTCCCTACTAAACATCGCACCCATCGAATTCGATTCAACCCGGCAGTAAGTCACTTTCCATTTGCTCAACTTTTCAGCGCATAAAGGGATTGTGATATCGGTGTTATCTCGTGTCATGAGATAGTCAACTATGTAAAGTTCGTTTTGAATCACGGCACAAATAGCCAATGCGGTGTAATCCGCACCCTGATCACTTACATCGATGTAACCAACGCACCCCTCGATTTTATCCTTTATGGCTTCGAATTCGCTTTGATCGATGTGTTTAAGCTGATTGAACAAGCGACCTTTCATATCAACCGGTGTCTGCATGTATTCAGCCTCCCATATTTCCGGTGCCATTCGTTTCTTTATGGTTTGGTATTCGTCACTTGTCATTACATCCTCGCAAAAGGATTTCCCGTTTTCATCGATTGCCGGAACTATAACTGTCCGATCGTAGGCTCCCATCTCCATGTTCCGACCGATTACATCGTTCAAGGACCAACGGGTTCCGATATCTATTCGGGCGCATCCGGATTCAAAACGGGAATCGTGCGTTGATTCTTTCCATTGGATAATGCGATCGTTGACCGTGTCAGATAGTGCATCCTCAATCCCTCGGTAAAGGTCATCGGTTATTGCCACGTTTGATGCTCCGAATCCGATAATAGTACCGCCAACCCCTGCACCAAAATACCCGACTTGTTTTGATGAATTCGTGTTCCATCCCTGAAGGTTCGATTTATCATCGGATAAAATTACGTTTGAAAATACCTTTTTGAACTTATCGGATTTTACAATGGCACGAACATCGTAACTGAATTTTTGGTATAGGGTTGACGTGCAAGTATTTCTCATGACTGACCTTTCCGGGTTTCGTCCTATGGTCCAGGCACAAAATAGTGATGTGATGTAAGATTTTCCCGATCTCGGTGGCATCGATACCGCTAATGAACTGATTTTCTTTTCTTCAATAGCCTGAAAACCGTCTGCAATAGCCTTAAGAAATGATCGATTACGGAAGAACTCAGGATCGTAAAAACGGCAAAACTCCCATAGTTCTCGTCTGGATAATTCACATCGGAGCAATTCCCGTGCGTATGCTTTTCGGTCACTCGTCATCACCTTTAAGTAACTCTTTTAGTTCGTCTGTTGTCAGTCCTGAAAGGTCAATATCTGTGTTCGTTTGTTCGATTTGCTGAACGGGTGCGCCATAGCCTGAATCCATTAAAGCCTTGTATGCGTTTACATCTCCCTCACGTGCCTTTTTGATTAGTGCCAATGTCATCAGGTCCTCTTGAGACATTGTTTCTTCTTGTCCGGTTAATGGGTTTTTAAGGTTTTGATTGACCTGGAGCCAATGCCGTGCAATGGTGCTTCTGTTCTTTGCTCCTTTTGGTCTGCCGTTAGGGTTTCCTGATTCGCCTTTTTCAAATGGTTTCAATGTACCTCCGTTTCTGCCTTCCATAACTCTGTTTTTACATTGTAATTCCGTTCTTTTTGATGACTAAACTCGGATCAAGTTTTTTCATTCTGTCAATTATCACTTGACAATACTTCGGATCGAGTTCCATTCCGTAGCATTTGCGTTTGAGTTGGTGTGATGCTACCATTGTTGAGCCTGAGCCTAAAAATAAATCAAAAACTAAATCATTTGATTGGCTTGAATTATTTAAAACGGTTTCAAGCAATTCAATCGGCTTCATCGTCGGGTGTTCGCCATTACGAGGTGGTTTATTGCATTCTATAATTGTTGATTTATCGTGACCTCCATACCATTTATGTGCAGCTCCATCTTTCCATCCATATAAAATAGGCTCGTGCTTATAGTTGTAATCTTTTCTACCCATTACAATAGTATTTTTTAACCAAATAAGAATCGACTGCAATTTAAATCCACTGTTTAAAAACGAATTTAAAAAAGCTCCATCTTCAATAGGGCAAAATACGTAAATAGGTGCACCTGCTTTTAATTCAATTAAAGAACAACTAAAAAATGAATCTAAAAAGTTTGTAAAATCAGAATTAGACATTTTATCATTTTGTATAGTCATTGCTTCTTTTGTCTTTCCTTCGTAAGCAACATTATATGGAGGGTCTGTTACCATTATATCAGCCTTCTCCCCGTTCATTAACTTAGCAACGGTATCACTGCAAGTACTATCCCCACAAAGTAATCTATGTTCCCCAATTTGGAATAAATCACCGATAACAATATCTGTTTCGATTCCACCTTCTGGAATATCAAAGTCATCTTCTTCAGCTTCGAGTTCTGTTACGCTTAAATCAACTGGTAAGTCTAAACCCCATTCATCAAGTTTTTCAACATCCCATTCATTGGCTAAACTATCCCAGTCCCATTCTCCAAAGCCCACGTTATCTTTTATCAGGAATTCCGCTTTCTGTTCTTCGGTCCATTCATCAGCCAATATGATCGGTATTTCCTTCAATCCGATTTCCTTACATGCTTTCAAACGCATATTACCTCCCAATACAACGTATTTCCCATCTGTATCGGTAAAGACTATCAACGGTCTTTTGTTTAACATATCAGGGAATTCCTGAATTGATTTTACGAGTTTCCGGAATTTGTCATCTTTGATAATTCTCGGGTTCTTTGGGTTGGGTTTAACTTCTGTGATTTTGACTGTTTTCATTTTTAAAATATCCAGGTGAGTAAATAATACGTTCCGGTGATTGTTCCGACTGACAACATCCGCAGAAAGGATCCGGTCATTGCCTCATTTGATTCGAACCAATGGGTGATTTTCTTTTGTTCCAGATGCGGAAGAATAATCAGTAAAGCCCTATCAGCAAAGTATATCAATGCGAATAATGGCATGAGTGAAAGTCCTAAAGCTATTTTGATTTTCTTTTTCATTGTTTCCCGTTTTTATCGTTTGGCTTGGAGGGGATGCAGGAGAACCTACATAATCGTCAAATCACAAAACCAACTTCACACCCCCTCCATTGTTATTTAACCAAACCTAACATCAAACATTACAAATGTAAGTTAATTTTCAAATGAATTGCGACTGAATGCGATGTAAATGTATTGCCCTATGTGATGCGACCAAAGGATTCCGATATGATTTTTCCGCAAAACCTGGAGGATCTCGCTTTCGTTCACCTTGTTTTCAATGCATATTGTCGGAATGGTTGCCGTGTAGTAATCACAAGCGAATCCGATCATTACAAAGTCATCAACTTCCAACGTGACAATGGTGGCCAACCATGATTGGGAAGGCACACCATTGATATATTTGTCGCATTGTTGCATTTCAGGCTTCAATTTACGCGTTTTTATGTAAATATTTCCCGATTTTCTCGATTGTCGATGAGTGCAACCCCTTTTTGTTATCGGGAGTATTCATGTACATCCAAAGTTGTGACTGATGCACCCCACTTTCACGGCTAAAGGATGCGATTGTCATCCCATTTTTGGTGATATGGTCCGTTATCATCTTTCGAACTATGGAATTTATGT